CCCGGCACCGTCGACTGGACTTCCGTGTAGACGTCGTTGCCGTAGGCATCCTGGCCGCTGACCGTCCGGCCGACCAGGGTGACCGTGTCGGCGAGCAACGGGAAGGTCACGGGTACCAGCCGGGGCCGTCAGAGCCGTAGTCGATCCCGTAATAGGTGCCGACGTCCCAGGGTGGCAGGTTCTGCCCGGCGTTCGCCGGTGTGGTGTCGACGGTGAACGCGCCACCGCCGCCGGCGAGCCGGCGCAACGTGGACTTGTTCGCCCGTGTCAGCCACAACCCGCCCGCCACGGTGCCGAACGAGGTGGAAAACGGCCCGGCCGTCTCCTGATGGGCGTTCGTCGGGTTCGTGTAACCTCGGGCCGCCACGTCGAGCACGACCGGCTCCGCGCCGGCAGGCAGCGGGCTTATCACTGACTCGCACAAGGCCTGCGCCCAGCTGATGAGCTGCGTGGCCCGGACCGTGTCAACGGTTGAGCCGAGGTAGGTGCCGAGGTCGGCCGCGGTGACGATCGGAGTGGACATCGGCACCTACCTTCCGCTCAGTCCTCGTCGTGCTTGGACTTCTTCGCCTGGGTCTTCTTCGGCTCCGACTTCTCGTCGTCGTTGACCCAGACCTGCGCACCTGACAGGCCGAGCGGCCCGTCCTCACTGAGGGTGATGAGCCGCGGCATGAGCGGCATCAGCTGTTGTCGGTGAACGCAACAAAAGCGTTCGGGTCGCCCATGACGAAGCCGTAATACGCCTCGCAGAGCAGGAGAACCAAGTTCTCCTGGAACGCGCTGTGCGTGACTCCGCCGTCGTCCACGTAGGACGCCTCGTTGGACACGCGGATCGTGATGTCCATGCCGACGCCGTAGGCGCACTGGGAGAAGTCCCCGCCGATCGCACGGATCTTCGTGTCGAGGTTCGGCGACGTGTTCGCCTGCGCCGTCGTCACCGACGGGTTCGTGCCGCCGGTCAGACTCGAACCGTCAGCGGTGAGCGGCCCAGCCGCGCCGGTGGTCGCGAACGTCACGGTGAACGGGCCGGTGCCCGTCACGGTGACACCGGCAGCCGGTGAGCCGCCGAACGGGAAGCCCGTGCCGAGGGCCTGCAGCGCCGCCTGGATGGTCGCCGCGTTCGCGTTGTAGGCGATCGGCGAGGTGGTCAGGCCACCGAGGCTCAGGGTGAAGGTGCCGCCCGTCGGCGAGCCGGAGATGGTGACGGTCTGCACCTTGTCGCCGGAGTACCGGTAGGAGCCGGAGACGCCCCGGTTGTAGGCGGCCGGGTAGCCGATGAGCGTGCCGCCGTTGAACCCGGACGTCGGGTCGTTGTCGACCCACAGCGGCCGGCCCTGCGTGTCGGTCTGCTTCTTCAGCGTGGGGCGCAGCCGCGGGTCCGCGGCGAAGCCGGAGAAGTCATAGTTCTTGCCGACGACCAGTTCCTCACCGGTGACGAGGTCGGTGTACATGCCGCCGGCGTTCTGCGCGGTGGTGCCGAGCTCGACCGAGTTCGGCGTCTTCAGCAGGTAGTCGGCGAACGGGCCGGCCGCACCGGTCTTGCGGTTCTTGCCGTGGATCGCGGCGAAGTCAAACGCGCGGGCCAGCGCCGTCGGGAGGTCCTGCTGCAGCTGGTCGTACAGGCCGGCCGCGTTGGTCATCGCGACCTCCTGCGACACGGGCAGGAGCAGCGCGACCTTCTTGCCGGTCATCACCTTCACGCCGACAGCGGCGCCCCCGACCGGCTTCGCGCCGCCCTCAGCGACCCAGTCCGCCTCGGGGACGTCCATCGGGACGGGGATCGCGGTCTGCGCGTTGATCGACAGGGGGACGCGGCGGGCGAGCTGCTGGATCGCCGACGACTCGGTGGCCTTACGGAAGATCGGGCCGGTGATCGTCGGCGGGAGCAGGGTAGGGGCGATGTTGCTCAGGTTGTTAGCCATGACGGCCTCTCTCTGACGTGTGAATGACGGGGAGGCGTCACGGACCTGCCGTCTTACGCCGAGAACCGGACCTGCCGGGTGGTGCCGGGCTTACTGCAGGAGCTTGGTGAGAGTCGCCGCGAACTCCTGACGCGGATCGCTGCTGCCACCGCCGGTGGCGCCGGAGCCCTGCGCGTGATTCGGCGCGGGTACGCGAGGAGCAGCGGTCTGCTCGCGCCGGTAGTGCGGCTTCGCCTCGAGCAGCGCCGCCAGGTCGGCCTGGATGGCCTTTTCGTCGACCTGGCCGCCCGCGTCGAGGTACTTGGCCGGGTCGAGGTTGCGGACGGCATCGTCGGGGTCGGCGAAGTCGACCGCGGCGAGCGCCTTGACCGTTGAGGCGACGGAGGCGGAGCGCCACTTCTCGGCTTCGGACTGCCAGCGGGACAGTTCCTCCGTCTTGCGCTCCAACTCGGTCTTGGACGCCTCCTCGAGCCGCGCGTACTCGGCGAGCTTCGCCTTGGCCGTCTCGTCGAGTACCGGCCGGGCGGCGAGCTTCTCCTTGTCGGCGCGCAGGTTCTGGATGAGCGTCCACGCCTTGTCGGCGTCGAAGTCATCACCCCACGGCGGCGTCTCGGTCTGCTGCTGCTGGCCTGCCGGCTGCTGCTGACCCTGCTGCTCTTGCCCTTGCTGTTCGGACATGCGTTGGCCCTCCTGGGGCGTCAGGTCCGCGCCTGGCGGACTACTGGGACTCGACGGCCTGACGGAACGCGTTACGGGCGTCCGCGCCGGACTTACCAGCCGCGGCCTGCTTGTAGAGGGCGAGATCCGATCTCGCCTGTGCGGTCATCTCGTACGTGCCGAATACAGGCTCGATCGTGCATTGGCAATGATTGTGGAATTTGAACTCGCCCTCACCGACGAACCCCGCGTTAGCGGTTCTGCCGGCGGTCGCCTGCGACTTGTAAACCGCACCGCGGGTTGCCAGCAGGCGACAGAACGAACAGGCGCCGGCATGTGTGACCCGCGCCCAGCCCTTCGCCTGCCGGTCGGCCTGCACCGCATCGACGAGTGTCTGCCGACCGACGTTGAGCACCATCCGGTCGACAGCGCCGGTCAGGTTCGCTTTGACTGTCGCCATGTCCGGTTCGGGTTCGCTCAGTGGCGCGGTAGCCCAGCCGACGGTCGCGCCGATCTGCGGCAGCGGCGGCGGCGGGGCGGGCCGCACAGTGAACGGGGCCGTCACGCCTGCCGTGGC